CCCCCGGTAAGCTCCCTGACGATCTCGCTACAAAGCTGATCCCAGGTGGCCAAGTGCCTGCCGTCCTGCGTGTTGACAAGGATCTCCACCAAAGCGCCCGTCGGCATGAAGCTAATCGCCTCAAGCAGCGGATGCTCTTCTGTGAGATCCTCGAAGATGGCGTCGATGACTGTCACCGGCAGAATTACGTTGAAGTCGGTCAGTGCCTGTTTCGGGTTGCCAGACTTCAAGGCATTGATTAGCCCCTGGTAGTATTTGTTCTCCTCGCTGGTGAGCGCCCTTACGCCACGACCGCTAAGGATCTGGTTGTCCGCTGCAGCTACAAGGCCCTTGGCCTCGGCTAGCACGGCCTCCTGCAGCATGTCGGTGTACTCAACAAAGGCCTTCGCAAAGGCCTCTTCGTCGCCATCTTTCATGGCCTGGTTGATCTTCGCAACAATGTCGCTCTTCTGCTTTACCAGCAGATCCATGTTCTTCACGGTTAATCCCCCTCCGCGGCAAAGAGTGCCGCCATTAGATTTTTAGGCTTGTTGTCCTCCGGTTCGGGTTCTGGCTCAGGCTCAGGCGTAGGCGTTGGATCTGGTCCATGCCCCGACTTCTGGGCTATCAGCTCTTTCAGCCGGGCCTCCAGCGCTGTAGTCAGCCCGCCCATGCTCAGGTCGATATTCGCCTTGCCTTCGCTGATAAAGCCTCCCGTAGACTGCCGACTCGACTGCTGATTCAAGATCATGTCAGCCATTTGCTTGCGTAGACGCAGGCTCGCTGCTGCCTTATCAGTTGCGGCCGGGTTCACAACCGCAGTAGCAAAGCCCTTCTCTAGTGCATCGGCAGCTGAGATCCACGTTTCCGCATCCATCATGGCCTTCAACTCTTCTTCGCTGATGCTGATGTGGTTCATGTATGCCTGGATTGTTGCAGCGTTAATGGTCTCTAAGTCGTCCGCGTATTTTCTTAGCTCGTTCTGGTCTCCCCAGGTGAGCATCCACGCGTTGTGAATCATTAGCAAAGACGCATTTGACATGATTCGCTCATCGCCGGCCATGAACACTACGCTTGCAGCAGAGCAAGCAAACCCCTCGCAATAGGTCTTGACTTTCGCTTTGTGCCGTCTCAGCTGGTTATAGATAGCCAGCCCCTCGGCCACCTCTCCGCCGTATGAGTTGATATAGACATTGATAACATCAACATCCAGCCCCTCGATCTCCTTTGCCAGCGTGTAACTCGACACATCGCTCTCTGTCCATTCCCACGACACAATGTCGCCGAAAATGTAAATCGACGCCTCCCGGTCTTTTGTTGCTAGCGAGTAATATTTTCTAATCCTCACCACCCCCCTCAAAGGCCACTTCAATCGGCTCGTAGTTCTTGGTCATCCAGCGCGCCCGGCTCCACTCGGTGTTAAGCGGCTCCATACCCATGGCCATCAAGCAATCGTCGATGCTGTAGGCGCCACACCTGATCAGCACATCCAGAGCATTGGCAATGTCTTTGATGTCCACGGCTCGAATGTGGCTGGTGTCCAGAGTCATGTATGTGCGCTCCAGGTATGCCTTCTTGCCATACATCTTGCGGTTGATCTCGTCCGTCAAAAGCTCGGCGAGTGGATTAACGCAGAACGTCAAGAAATTATTAACTGCTTTGTCGGTGTCGGCCACGTTGCCCTTGAGGAGCTGTGGTGGCACCTGGAAGGCGATTGCCACGAAATCAAATATGTCGTCGATGAACGCCCGGATGTCCCGGCCTTCAATGCTCCCCTTCGTGCCAGCCCTCTCGCCAAAAGCTTCGGTGTAGGTCATTCCATTGGTCAGCGGTATAACGGCGTCGCCATCGGCGGAGAAAAAGCGTTTGAACCGTTTTTCCAGCAGCTCTTTCAGGTCGTTCTGAGCATCATCTGTTTGTGGATAAGTAGTTGGCACAGTCAATACCCCGCGCCTGGTCGCATTCTTTTTGTAGTGATTCTGGCTTGCAGCTATCAACTTGGCATAAGACCGATACAGGCCGTCAATGACGTCCTTAATCCGCTCGTTATGCAGCTCAAAGTAGAATACTTGAGACTCGGCAAACCTGTCTCTGAGCTGATAGTCGTCAATCACAACATCGGTGTATATGTGCTCCTTGAAGGCATACTTGGTTCGCTGGAATGAATCAGCAATGTAGAAATAGCCCCTTTCCTGTATCACCAGGCACTCGTTGTCATACACCAAATGATGCACAACCTCGCGCCAAAACTTCGATGCATTGCGGTTCGGGCTTGGTTCCACATTGAGGAGGTAGTAGTTGTCTTTCCTCGTTTCTTTGCCATTCTCGAAAGTCTTGAATTCGCTCCGCGCCACAGTATTTGCAATCAAGTTCACGCAGGCCTGGACTGCAAGCTCTTTGAAATATACCTCGGTGGCAAGCTCCCCGATGATGGCATCAAGAGGCAGCGTCTTTGTGTCCTTGTTAAACCAGCTTAGAAATGTGTCCCATAGGCTCAAGCACTCACCCCCTCAATAGGTGTATACATCAAGCATCGGGACGTAATCCCGTGCTTCCGGAAGCTCGCCGTCCTTGCTCAGCGCGTGTATTAAAGCAAAAAACCCGTCAGTCTTACGGGTCTTCGGCTCGATCTTCTTGTACGTCGTGTTTCCCTTTGCGTCTAGCTCCTGGTACGTGTTGTTGACATACCAGCGCATGGTCGGGTTATCGCCGAATATGATCTTCTCCTCCGCAAACATCGACTCAATAAGCGGCGCAACCTTTGAGTGCGTCGGCGGTCCGCTCCGCACCTGACTAAGAGGCAATCCGTGCGCTTGAAATTCGGACTCCAGCAAGCTAATCCTAAACGCATCTGCCACTATGTCGATGATGTGATATCGCTTGGCCTGCTCCAGGAACCACTGGGCAATATACTCGGGCCTGATAGAGTCCTCTTGGATAATCGTGATTAGGCCACGATCCACCATCTCCTGCACTGGAAACTTGATGGGTCTAGACTCTACCTTTAGGGCCAGATGGCACACAAAGGTATGCTCTA